GTGGCGCGTCATCACACGCACGATCAACACCCCCACCCCCCATCGGATGTCAGGTTGATGTGCTATTGCGAATGTGCGCTCACCACATACGTGATGTGCGTGGCTTCTTCAAGCCGCGGCCTTCACGCTTACTGCTGTTACAACCAAAGTGCGCGGCACGTAAGTTCTCTCGAGCCAGCATCTCGCCACCCTTACTCAAAGGGATGACGTGATCAACGCTCGGTGAGTAACGCGTTCGAGCTGGTGCATCAAAGTCAATAGGGTGCCCACACAAGTGGCAGATAGTTTCCTCAGCAAGTACCTGGGCGGCGGCACGCTTCCATGCTGCTGACCTGTACGTGATGCTCACTTGATCTTGCGTGCGATCTCGTTAGTAAAGTCCACAACCACAGCGTTTACTGATGCGCGAACCTGAGGCATTTTGTTTTGGCCGGTCTTATCAAACCAGCCCTGACCATTCTCTGTCTTGGTCATGTACCAGTGGTTCTTGTCACCGAACAAAGGGTGACGCACCTGGCCCTTGCTGTTGATTGCTCGAGCGATGCGGTTCACTTCAGTCTTAGGGTGCGCTTCAAGGATTCGCACACCAGCAGAGTTGACACCCTTATCCACGCGCGTCTTAATACCAAACTGCATCTCTTCACGCAGACCACGACCGCGCTTAAACTTTCCCGACTTCAACGTGCGACCACTACGTTTCGCGCGAGAGCCACCCTTGCGCGAAGTGCTAACAAAGGTGAGGTCTTTGGCCGCGCTCTTGAGATCAGTTTCAATGGGTTTAGTGGCAACCCTGATGCGCTTGTTCAGCATCTTAGTTAATTCTTTGGACTGGCCACTGGCCTTCATCTTCGCCGCTGCGTTTTGCAGTTGTCTTACACCACGCTCATCGACATAGACCAGGTTCTTGGCAGCCATCACATACCCCTAGACAGCGGTACCTGGAAGGGTAGCGGGCCATGTGTCGTTCGTTGGGTAGTTGGTGTCAATGTAAACAGCATTGCCGTCAGCGATCCGGTTCACAACCCTTAAAATTGTTGGTTCCATGTTTACGAGGTTCGTTTTGTCACGCCCAGTGCCACGAGGTGCGGCTATAATCGTCTGAAAAGTTGTGCGGAAACCCGTTGGGATAATTGATGTGCCCACAGTGTCAGAGGTGGCCGAAGTAGCGTCCAGGTACATCCCCAAATGAACGTCTTGGTTGACACGCCTCATACGGAAATAACTTACGTAATACGCCCAACCGTTAGACAGCGAAGTAGCATTCAGGTTGCGCCAACCCGTGTCACCGTACTCAACTTTCCACCCCGTGTTGCCACTGCCAGTGGCTTTGATCCAACGGATCGCACCATTGGTGGCATCAGTGTCGGTATACATACTTCCAACGGGGGCGGTAACAACACCTTCAGGTGAACCTGTGCCGGTGATGATGCCAACGTTGCCTGCGGAACGGTCAAGTCGTAGGTGTGCGGTTCCTGCGGTTGTTTCACCGATTCGGTTCTCACCAGTGCTTCGGATGATACTGAGCGGTGTTCCCAACTGTGCGCCCGAATCGTCATAGCGGTAAATACCGAAATCGCTTCCCGCGTTACTGCCCGACTCTGCTCCTGAGCCCTTAGCAACAATCCACCGAGTCACACCGCGTCGCTGGAACTGCACGCCCGCTGTGCGTTCAGCGCCCGTGTCGGAAGCGTTTGCAATAAAGTAACGGTTTGCTGACGAACCATTCGCGTAGACGTTGTCCGTGAATGTTTTGATACCGGCAATGGTCTCAGTGCCAGCCGTGTGAACAACCGCGCTATCTATCGGGTCAGCGAGCCAACCAGTGTTACCGGAGCCAGTGAACTTCGTGTAGCGAATAATTCCACCAGTAGCAGCCGTGTCCACGTATGTTGAACCAACAACCGCCGTGACAACACCATTAGGTGAACCTGTGCCCTGTAAATATTGGTCAGCCATAGTGGACCAACCAGCGTCATAATTCGTGGCACCAGTCTTAACCATGAACTGTCCCGTTGTCCCACCAACAGGCATACCAGCCCACACCACAGTTCCCGCGCTAGCCGACGACTCCGGCGAAATGTCAGCAAGGTCAACAGGTGAATTCGCAGCAGGTAACGAGATTGGATAAGTCCGGCCACCAGCAAAGTTGTCAAACTCTTCTGTCACAGTGTAAGTGAAGCCCACAGGATTACCGTCTGTGTCATCAGTTGCAGCTAAGTCCACGCTGAGGCGACCACCTGTTGTCAACAAAACTGCGACTGGTCGCGACATGTAAACCAAATCCGCACCAGCATCATTCACAGCTGTAGGTGTGGGTGTAAAAATGATTCGGCCAGTCATCGCTTGACCAGAGAAATCGACAAAAGTACCAGTAACAGTTACCTGGGAGATTGCCACGTCACGCCTCCAAGGTAGATACAACAAATGAGAAAGCAATTAGGTTAAAACTAGGAGCAGCCATCACGCACCCCTAACAGTTTCAAGGTATTCGTCCATCAACGAGTCGAGGTATGACCGTGTGCCGTCTATGGGAAGTCCATCGGATTTTCGCTGGCTGTATGACAGCGCGGCAGCAAGCCACGCTTCAACAAGCTCTGAGCGGTTTTGTTCAATCGGCGACACGATCACCACCTCCTCGGTGGGCATACGAAAACCCACTAACTCGGGGGAGGGTTAGTGGGTTTCGTTAACTATTAGAACACAATGGTCCCGTAGTCAATCGCTAGTATTGCATACGATGTCAAGCCGTGTCAACGTGGGTGGCCCTAGCCTCAAGGTGAGCCACCACCGATGACCACAAGTAGGACGTTCCTTTACGTCGAACGTGACCTTGACGAGCCCACGATGACAGCGTGCTCGGTGGCACACCAAGGTGCTCACTGATCACACCAGCAGGTTGCCAGGTATTAGTACCGGCAGACTTTGCGACCATGAGTAACCGTGACTGGTCCCAGGTTGTGCCACATCGAGGGCACTCAATGTCAGCCTTGCTTAAGCGCAGCTCGGCTTTGCAGATTCCCTGCGCATAATCCGCGGGGCACTCAATGATGCTGACCTGCTCACTAGGTTCACGGGCCGCAGCCTTCACCTTGCGATGTATGTGGTGCAACTCTTGGGCGAAGTCATCAATGGCAGGGTGCTCCAGGCACGCTGAGTCCAGGTGCTTGAGTAGGAACCGTGTCACCCCGACAAGGCTGGTGCCCATCAGGTCACGTGTGTCAGACCGATTCCATTCGCCGGCTTTACGTGAACGCTGTGACCTGACTGCGTGCTCATCGTTGCCAAAGACGTCCAAGGTTTCGCGCCAGTCGCGTTCCCATTCCTCAAGGGCACTGATCGCGTTCCGCGGTGATCGAGCATCAAGGGCCTCAACACGCAAGCCCAACGACCGCTCATTGCTTCCACCACTGTTGTTGCTCGTGCCCTGTGACCAATACTCGCCACTGGCCAGCGCGTAATACTCAGGTATCTCACCGAGCTGCCGGTGCATGATGACGAAACACTCAACGCACGCCAACCGCTTAGAGTCCTTGCCACAGACCAGGCACTTGCTCGTTGACTCATCAATCATTGATGTGCTCCCTAGTACCAGTTATGGGACTGCCAGTGCCCCCACGCTTTGCAGGCTGTGCCGTATCGGTTATCGATGTACCCAATGCCCCACTTAATTTGTGTGGCAGGGTTAGTGCGCCAGTCACTGCCGGCTGACTTCATCTTTGACCCTGGTAGGGCCTGCGGTATTCCCCACGCTGACCCTGAGCTGTTGCTACTGCGTGTGCTCCAGCCTGATTCCTTTTGCCAAAGGTTGTTCAGGCAATCCCATTGCACACCTGTCCAGCCGTGTGCGGCGGCCATCTTCCTGCCAATGCTTCGGTTTGAGCCGGTTTGTGGTGCAGTGAATCCTTGTGCACGTGATCGGCTAACGCGCTTGTTACTCCTAGCCTTGGCCTTGGCCTTGACCTTGGCCTTGGCTGCTGGCTTGGCTTTGACTACCGCTTTCGCTGATGCCTTGATCGGTGATGCCGGCACAACACTGGTGCCGCGGTCACGGTACTCAACAGCCCAGATACCTGTGATCAGCAACGCTGTTATGACAACAAGGATGATGGTTAGTTTCTTTTCAGACAAGGGTGCCCACTTCAACAGGGCCAATGTCAACCACCACACCAGGGACGTTGAGCACGTCACTGGTTCCCACGTAGCGCTTTGTCGCTGTTAGGTGGATGAGCTGCGCGTCGTCGCCCCAGGCACCGCATTGGGTGAGGGCGTCGCACAGGGCGCGAACGAGTTTGTCCAGGTCTGGCTTTACTTCTGGCCAGATTCTCCGCTTTGGAGCGGACTTGGGACGGGGTAGAACGAATGTGACCGACATTGTGAGTGCTCCCATTAGTGGGAGTTCATCGATGCCGGTCTTGGTTACTGCCTGTGCCACCTGGTCCCTGAATACGTTGATGGCCATTGGTTTGCTGTGACGCATACCGTATGAGGTTCGCACCATTGACCCTTGTGACACTGGTGTGCCTTGCAGGGTGAAGGTGAGCCTCATGTCTCTATTGTGGCACACGTGATGCACAAGGTCACAATCTCGCCACTTGGCAGGGTGGCATCAACTTGTCCCCATTCCTGTCCACAGGCTGTGCATGGTTGATCACTCATCGTCGTCGTCCAGTTCACGAAACGCTTCGGTGAGTGCGTTCACTGTTTTGCATGGCCATGCTTGGAAGCATTCTTTGCAGCATCCCAGGTCGTTGTCGGGGAGGTGCATTGCTGTGATCTCGCTGATCGCGTAGAGGAGGTTGACGCTGAGGTCTATGAGCTTGTCGATGACTTGTTGGAGGCTATCCATTAGGCGCTCCATGTCCGCGGGCCTTGACCCTCGCTCCGGCTGGGACGGCCGTTAAGGCCGATCCTAGCAGTCGCGGCAAGCGACCGTCAAATCGGGGTCTATGTGTGGAGTGTTTTGGCACGATTTAGTCCGCTTTGTTGAGGCTGTTGAGTTCTTCGTCGAGCTGACGATAATCGCGCTCGTGGTAGTAGATTGTTTTGCCGGCGACTTCGCCGGTGCGCACGTATTCCTCTTGCACGAGGACGAGGAGGGCTTGATTGAGTGTGGTGGCTTTGGTTACGTCGGCGTCTTTACCGATTGTGGTTTTGTGCATCCCGTCGTTGCCGGCGAGTAGGCGAGAAATTCGTTCCATTGCGTTTGTTGGTCGCAGTGGGCTGCCGATGACGTTGGCGATGAGTGCGTTGACGTGGCCGTCGCTGGCGCTGGAGTCGATGATGAAGTTGCCGAGTGAGCCTTGTGGTGCGTGTTCGCGGATTCCTCCTGGTCGGTCTTTTGTGACCATGATGCGCACTTTGCCCACGATGCCTGGTGCGGGAATGGTTAGTGCTTCGGCGTGGTAGTAGGCCCCGTTGATGATTCGTTTCTTGGCGATGCCTCCGATGGCGTAGCCGTGGTCTGATTTGCCTGCTTTGGCGAGGTGGTCAATGGTTAGGACCGCGGTGTGTTCTTGTGCTAGTGGTGTGAGCATTGCGCGGTATCCACGGCTGATGTCGTCGTTGCTGTTGCTGTCCAGTCCGAGCATGGGGATGAGTTCACCGATGCTGTCCAGGATACACAACGTGGGGTGCTGCTCGATGATGTCGTCGCGGGTGGCTAGGAGTTCTGCTGGTGTCTCTGGGATGTAATAGCGAAAGTGTGCAGCATCGCCGATGAGCTGATTGCTGACACCGAGTTTGCGTAACCTGTCCACTGTGTCGTTTTCACCGTTGTGGTCAATGTCGATGAGTGCGACTGTGCCACCTGCGCTGAGCACTTGTTGTGCGAGGTGTAGCGCAAACCACGTCTTTGCGGTTTCTGGGTCGCCATAGATGCCATTGATTTTGCCTGCGTAGAGGATGTGTGCACCGTCGTTGCGTTCACCTACGCTGGGCAGGGTGGGTGGTCGCACTTCCCCATTGGCTGCCCAGGTGAGATCGGCGTAAGGTAAGGCCGGCTCATCATCCTCGTCAGGCTCAATGCCCTTTAGAGGCTCTGTGTGCCCTTCTAAGGCACTTGCACCCTGTTCTGGGGTGATTGGGCTAGGTGTGGGGGTAATGTCGGTGTATTCGCGTATGAAGGCGTCTAACAGGTCCACGCTGTTTGGTATCTCCCGCGGGTTCAATAACCCAAACTCGTACCCTGAGCGTGTTGTGCCCACGGCCTCGGACTCCGGCAGCCCATTACCGATGGCAGCATCAAGTAGTGGCTGGATTACTTCGAGCTGTGTCAGTCCACCAGCAGCAACAAGGGTGCCAAGTTTGAGCGCGGCATTGTTCAGCGTGTGGTTTCGTGTTCCTTCTGGTGCATTAGCCACTTCATAAAGTTCATCGACAAGGGCCTTAAGTGAGTACGCGCGGATGTCTTGGTTCTTGTTGATGTTCACCACATTGTTAAACACTGCATCTGGTGCTTGCTGTGGTTTGTCACCAAAGAGTTTGCGTTCCCAATCGTCTAGCCCGTCATCGCTCACAGTGCTTCACCAGTTCTTCTGGTGTGATCAGCCAGGTGTAAATTTTGCCTTCAGCGTTGATCGATGGTGGCGCGACAACGTATCCACCACTGGCGCGGAAGTCCACACCGAGTTTGAGGTTCGTGCCGTTCTTGCGCCCAGGCTTTGCTTTGACGTAGATGTGTCGCCCGCGTGGAGTGATCACTGATGCAAGCACATTGGCTATCGGTTTCAGGTGGGACAGTGACTCGAACCCATCGGGTCCGTCCACGTCAATGACATCGAATTGGAACCCTGTGACCATGCCAATGTTGGCGTTTGGCATTTGTGTCCACCACGAGCTGATCTGTTCAAGGTCCGTGGTGGCGTCTTTGCACCCTCGTGAACCACGCATAGGGATTTTGCTTCGTGGCTGGAGTGGGAACACTGCGATGCCTTGCTCCCCATACCATTTAGCGGACTCGGCTAGGGCCTGTGGTCGTCGCAGGAACGCGTGCTTATCGGCATCCGCCTGGTCAAGTAATTCTAGGAACCTGATGCGGGCTGGCTCATCGGCCACAACATCGGCGTAAGCATCGATGAGTTGTTGATCGTTCATTTGTGCAATGTTCATGTGTGGCTCCTTGATCGTGGGCTGCTTGTCACTGTGCACCGGCCTATCAGTCTTCCCCACTTCAAGGCCGGTGCTATTCAGTTGTGTGGGCTTTTCACCTGGGAGGGTGGTGCCCCCCTGCTCCGGAGAATAGAGCAGGGAGGCGTTTGTCAACGCAGCCCAGCGCGACAAGTCTTGTTAGAAGGGTGCTGTGTTTGAGTCCACCTTAATGGCAAACACCTTCTTCATGCCCTTCTCAGCCTTCTCATCCCGATCGTAAGTAATGCTAATGCTGTCTCCGACACTTGGGCGGAGCTGCACGATCTGGGACTTTAGGTTCGCTTGACCAGCGGTGACGGTTCGTGAACCGTTGCCTGTGTCAAGGTCGAGCACTGGGCATGGGTTGCCGTTGAAGTCCTGGCCGATGCGGATGTTCGTGATCTTGCCGGCGATGGTGTCGCCTACTGCACCAAACTTGACGAATTCACTTGCACCGAACTCGTCCCATTGGATGTCACTCATTGTGGTCCTTCTTCCTTGTTGTTGTTATTGTTGTTGTCTACTTGTTTGGCTGCCTTTGTGCGTAAATAATCTTCCGCCTTTCGGGCTTTCAAGCAAGTCCTACACGACCGCATGGCCGTCTTAGGTCTTAGATACGTGTTGTCCTCGGTGTATTCGTGACCGTGAGGACAATGCGTTTTGTTCTTATTGGTTAGGGCGAAACCAGTTGTTTGGTATTCGCCACGTTCCCAAGCTCGTTTATTGTTCTCAGCATGGGTTACTGCATTGAGGTGCTCAGGGTTTATGCAACGCTTATTCATACAGGTGTGATCAATGTACAGTGGTGAGTCACCTGGCATCAACTTAAACAGTACCGCGATGATGCGATGACCTGAGTAAAGGTGCCCATCGACGTTGAGTACAGCATAACCGGACCTGAGTGCACCAGTCCAGTTGACACAATTGGTGCGCGGGTCAATGTCCACCCTTGTTTGTAAACGATGCAACGCACCAGCAATAACATCTGGTGTGATCGGGCGTGTGGGTCTAGGCATTGTGTACCTGCTCGCAGTGCTTGCATCGAGCAGGTGGTGCGCAGTGGTGGACTGCGTGGTATGCGTCCGCTCCTGGTAGAAGGCTGTGTCGTTCAATCCAGTACCCATCACCGGCGTGCTCAAAGAAGGGCGCTGTGTAGTTGGGGCCGTTAACGGGTTCAACGTCCACCTGGTAGCGAATGATTGTGCGCGTGACTGGTCGGGCTTCGTCGTGCACAATGAACACTGGCACCTGGCACCGCTTACAGCTCTTGATCACGTCGGTGCCTTTCACATCCCACGCGCTCATGCTGTTTCCTCATTTACAATTGCTAACGCACGTTTATGACCATCAATCAGCATGACCTGCAACGTGCCTGGTGTAAATGGTGGGTTAGGTTGTAATTCATTTACCATTGCAGTCCACATGCTCTTAAATTCCTCACCTGTTAAATCCCTTGACAGTGAATCGTTTGCCTGCATGCCACCACTTTGTGCCCAAGTATGCACGTGGCCTAGAGCCAGATAATGAACACTCCCTAATGATTTAGGTGATGCTTCTAACCAGTCGCAAAAGTATTGCCTAGATGTTGTTTCAGGATTTAATTCATGACACCGAACACACAATAAAACAAAATTGTCAGGTTCGTTGGAGCCATTAAGACTGTAGGGAACAACATGCGCCTTGACTAGGTTTGGTCGAGTCCAAGATTTTTCTGTTGATCCTGTGTAATTACATGCAAAACAATGAGCTACGTCATCCATGTCCTTATTCCATGCTTTTGCAATTGCCCTGTGTGTCGGTGGGTTTGGCCGCCTTTTGCCACTCACCTTTACCGCGGTCACTCGGCACTCATCGCGTAGTAGTCCTCGATGAACGTTGCGATGCGTTCAATGGTTTCGTGCGTTGCAATCATTGTTGGCATTCGGCGCGTGGTGAAGCATTCTGGGTCAGTGCCTTCGCAGTCGCAGGTAAAGGCGAATGGTGTGAAGCGTGCGCGGATGATGTCCGCCAGGTCGCTGCTCATGACACTAACTGCGCTTTGCGTTCAGCGGCGGCGGCTGTGTGCTCGTTCTTCCACTCACCGATGTGTAGTTCATACACACCTTCAAGGGCATCGATGGTGTCGCAGGCGTTGATCAGTTCAATGATCGCGTCAACGCTGGGTGCGTGGACAGGCTCAGGGACAATGGTGCGTGGCACGTAGGGCTTGCTCAGGCCCTTGCGTGTGCGCCATTCGCGGACTTCCTTAGCGAGCTGCACTGCTTCCCAGCCAGCAACAAGGTCCACTTCAACAAGTTCGCAGGTGCCACTGCCAGCGGGTAGGTGAGCGATGATGCCAATGGTTTTGTCAGCGTTGTGTGGTGTGCGCTCAAAGGTGTCAACGTTGTAGATCGCGGAGTGTGCATAGACCGCGAGTTGCATAGCGATCTTGCCAATGCCGTAATCAATGCTCCCTGTTTTCAGGTCGAAGATGACGCGCTGACCTGTGGGCAGTGTGCTGATTCGGTCTGGTGTGCCCGCGATTTTGTGCGAGTCCAGCACCGTCAGGGTTTCAATCCACGTGTGCATGATGTCTTTGGTCGCGTCCAGGTACGCTTCAATGTCTGCTCGATGATCGGCGGGGATTGAGTCAACGCTGGCGCCGGCGTCCACGAGTTCGGTCATGCCGTGGATTGCGGTGCCAAGGTTAGCCGCACCTGAGCTGTTGGATGCCTCAAGTGCGTCCTTGACAATGCGATTCATTTCCTTTTTGTCGTCGCCTTGTGAGTGCACAAGGGCAAGCAGGTCTGATCGCGCGGCTAGGCCGAGGGCTACTTGTCGGCACTTCCATTGTTCAAGGTTGTACGTGTCCTCAAGCGCGGAAACGTAGGTGGTGGTGCGTGTGTATCCCACTGGCTTACCGCCGCCGAGTGGTGTGATTAGTGGGCGACCGTAGTGATCCCTAGCGATGTCAGTCATTCGTATTGCCTTCCGTTGTTGTTGTCGTTGTTGATGAAGTACCAGGCTTCTTTGGCCATTGGCATGAAGTGCCACACTTGTGATTCTGGGCTGATGCGGTTACGTAGGTACACGGCGAGTAGTTCAACTTTCCAACCGTCTTCGAAGTCCGCGTTGTAGGTTTCGCCTTCTGGCCATTGCGCGGTCATGCTGTGGCCCGCTCAAAAGTTGTGCCCATTTGTGTCCACGGAATCTTGATGCCGGCTCGCATGATCGCGCGTTCAACACTGGCGACCTTGACGTTCATGGCCTTGGCAATGTGCTCAGGTCCGAGTCCACCTTCCCACAACCACATCGCTTCCTCCCCTGATCTTGGTAGTAGTGGTCGCTGTTGCTTCTTACCTGGCACGCGGGCGATGGGCACTGTTCCACCACGCACCGTGTAAAAGTCACGCTCTTTAATGGCATCAGTCAAGCACTGGTCACTGACAGGGCAACCAGCGCAGATGCTTCGAGCTGTGATCGTTTCGCGTAGTTGCTCGCGTTCGGTGTGCCTCTTCGGTACAAACGCGTCGGGGTCTTGGTATCCTGCGCAGGCCGCGCGGTTGTGCCACGTCATCATTTACCAGCCTTCCTGCGTTGTTGCTCGTCTTGCAATGCGCTGACGTAGCCAGCGAAGTAGGCCATGCCTGATGATGCAACGACCATGAGCAGGATGGTGATGGTGTCCGCGGTCATGAGTAATCCCCAAACACGTTGGCTTGTATCTTGCGCATTGCTTCAGCGTTCACGTCCATGAGTGCGGCTTGGACTGTGAGATTGCGGATGCGCTGAAGTTGGTAGTAAAGGTCGCTGGCTTGCTCATCGTTGAGGTGCACGATGTAGGGGTCATTGGTGCGGTGATCGATCATGACGATGGCTTGGTTGATGCCGTCGCCTTCGTCCAGGAGCTGTGAGACCGCGATGTTCCGCGGGTGAATGATGTAACTCATTGTTTCCTCCGATGTGTGCTGGGCTGACGTGACTGACCATAGACCTACCCTGTGACCGTGTGCAAGGCCAGTGAGCAATCTGTGCCTAACGGACGGCGTGTCGCGTGTTAGTGGCTCAGATCGCCTCCTGTGCCCTCTGATGGGTATTCTCGTGCCTAGCCTTGTGCAGCTCGTGCCTAGCAGGGCAGGTGTGCGACACACCCAAAAATCTTTATTTAGAATGGTGTTGACAGGTGTCCCACACCTAGTGTAGAAATGACCTATCAGCCCAGACAGAGGAGACACAATGAGCATCATCGGAACCAAAATCCAGTGCATGATTGACTGCGACCCATACACCGCTCGTGACATTTACACTGCAATGTTTGACGCAGGAATCTTCAGCCCAGACTGGTTCAAGATTTCATGGGCAGATCAAGAGATCATCGTCCGCAACTTTGTCAACTAATCCAACACAGCGGAGTAGAAGCCTAGACACACAACAACGCCCCCTCACCATGTCGGTGAGGGGGCTTAGTGTTTGACCTTTGGAGGAACCATGCCAGTGACTTACGAGTACCGTTGTGGGTGCGAACACACCACGATCTTGCGCGTACCAGTTGAGCAACGTGACGAACAGCGAACGTGCTACACGTGCAAGGAATCATTAACACGTATTTACTCGGCCCCTGGTGTGTCGTTCAAGGGTGAAGGATGGGGAGGCAAGCCATGAAGTTTACGATCAGGACGCAGTGCGGTGAGTGTGAACGCCCGCGCCGCTTCGAGCTGGTAATGGGAACAATGTCGTCGTGGTATCAGTGCCCTAAGTGCGGCGAGTCATTTGGTGTTGAGATGTCAAAGACACCACCCATTAAGCGTGTAGGTAGGATTGCCTAATGGCGAATCAACCCAAAACCCCGCACCGTAGTGTTCGCCTCAACGATGACATTTGGGATGCGTTGCGTGAGATTGGTGAACAGACAGGGCTCAGTGTCAGTGAAGTGATGCGCCTCGCCCTCACGGACTTCATCATGAAGTCGCGCTAGTCACTCTCGTTAATGATCTGGCGGTACACCTCGACGTAGCCGGCGAGGTCGTGAATGGAATCAGCGTGGTCAGGGGATTGAATCAGGCGTGCAACCTTGAGCAGGGCCATCATCATCGCTGCCTGCTCAGGCTTGATCTCGGTGCGCAGGTACGCGGACCACAAGTCAGCGATGCGCTGGTGATTGATCAGCGGGCTGCCGTAGGCCGAGCCACGCACAGCTAGTAACCCAGCAATGTCAGCCTCAGGGACCAAGACTTCTGCTGGCCGGCCAATGATCGGGCCACCGTCACCCACATAGTCACTCATTGTCGTCGGCCAATGTGGGTGCGTGATACCTGGACCCGCACGCAATGCACTCCATGTCTAGGAAGTATTGGGCGATCTCGTTGTCGGCGAATGCGCAGATCACCCTGAACAGTGGTGAGCCACACACACATTCGTGGGTGATCATTGGTCGATAATCCACGGCCTCAGATAAATCAGGCACACAGTCAATGATGTTTTTCATTTAGTCCCTCGCAAGTTGTTGGCGTAAACGGCTGCGTAGAACGCGCACAACACGGCCAATGCTGGCTGACCAATGCTGAGCGCGTAGATCACCCATGGTACTTCCATGATCAGACACCATCCCCACCCAATGCGAGGGTTACGTTTCACAAAATACAGCCCAGCGATACTGCCCGCGGCCAACAGAAACGACACCCACATCATGCGTCATCCGTCAGGTAGTCCAGCACGTCAGGGTTATCCCTGAGCATGGACAGCAGTGGGCCGGTGATTGCGGCGACCACGGTTTCCTCGTGCTCGTCATCGAGCGTGGGGTCCGAGCTGCGGATGCAGGCGTGCAAGATTTCGTGCAGGAGTGTGGCCCGCGCGTAGTCCTCGTGCTTGCCAGGGTCAACAGCAATGCTCATTGACTCCATGTCGCACGCACCACACGCATCCCCGTTGGGGTGATGCTTCAGGACTTCGTGCCGTGACCACTTGATTGACCACGTGTAGGGGCTGATCTTGACTAGACGTGGCCTGCTCATCGCACACCACGCAGGCTCACATTATGCTTGCGCGTGCTGGCCCGCGACTGTGCACCACACGCATCGCAGGTGAATGAGGCGAACGCTGTGGACGCGGAACGTGTCACACCATTAGCGGTCAGGGCTGTGCCCCCACAGCGGAAGCAGGAGCGTGCCTGGTGGGTGAATAGGCCCATGTGTGGGTGAGACTTAATCCAGCCACCCATGCGGTCATACAAGGCCTCAGTCAGGATGACGTCCTGTTTGTTGTATCGGCGCATTCGTGCCCACGCTTTGTCATCCCCTGCTAGGCACGCAGTCCACAGGGCTTGACCTTCATGGGCCAACTTGCTACCCAAGCCGAGGGCCTGTGCCACGTAGTCGAGCTTGTTGCTAGGGAACTTGAACTGCCCACGCGCCACCTTGAGCAGATCAACGTTCTCAAACTTTGATGGTGGACTCATCCCAGCCAGGACGAACTCACGTTGCAGGTGCTTGACGTCAAAGCTTGGCCCGTTGTAGGTCACGAGGATGTCGCACTCATCGAGCATGGTCCACGCGGCCTTGACCATTTCCTCATGTGTGTTGTGGTGCTCACTGTAGAAGTGGACTTTCTTCTCGTCGTACCATTTGCCGGCGAAGCATAGGACTCTGCCTGGGTCAACGATCTGGTTGATGCTGTGGTTTTGATTCCATAATCCCCACGAGTGCACCAGCATTGGTGCGGTCTCAATGTCGAGGGTCAGGATGCGGGCACTCTTACTGGCCTTGTTCAGCTCATCGGCAAGACTCATCGTGGGCACCGGCACGACCCGCGACGATGCCGGCGAACCGACTCACCACTGATTGACAGGTTCAGGTGGTCGCGCACAGCCAGCGCGATCTTGTCCCCACTCAATGTCCCCTCAATGGCGGACTCAAGTGCCATCAGGTCAGGGCCAGTGGCCAGGCTTAAGGCCCAGCGCACTCCGCAGATTTGCCACGGTGGTTTGTTTGTATCGTCTCGCAGATCATCACGTAAAGACATACAGTCCCACTCTCATCGAGCACTAGGTCCTACTTGTAAATGAGCTTGTTTGCTTTGGTGCCGGCCAATGCCTTGTATGTCTTTGGTCCGACGACGCCATCCGCGGGCCACAACAATGGGCGCACACGCTGAAAGGACTTGACCTTGTTCTTGTCGGCCACGCTCATCACACCAGTGACTTTGTTGCCCACGCCGCGTTGCACAACTTTGATGTGCTCGCCTGTGTCGCGAACTTGGAACGCGGACTTGCCTGGGTAGGCCGGCAACGGCTTACGCACAGGCCTCACAGGGGCGGTGGCCAGCCACTTAGCCTTAGACTGCTCGGCAGCCACGGTCTGCAAAATGCTCACGTGCAGATGCGTTGTGTGAGGGCTGGCACCACTGTACGGTTCAGCCTTCCACCCATTGTTGCGCCTGTAAATCTTGCGATTGAAGATCACATAGTTACCAGCAGGATGCTTAGCCACCGCGGCAATGATCACCTTCGGGTCAACACCTGGGTAAGTAATGTCAAAGGCGTTCACACTGTTGCGAGCGTTGGGGTTATGGTCACTGGCTCGAGCCGAGTGCGATGTGTCACCCACGGTGCCGTCACTGCCTTTGGGCCTGCGTGGCCAGCGAGCGTTAACCTCGTTGCGTAGTTGCACCAGTGATGGTGCAAGGTGCCATGCCATTACTCGCCCTCAATGGGTGCGTCGTCTTGAACGCTGTCCAACTCAGGGACATCAACAGGGGCACCCACACCGTAGGAAGTATTGCCTGAGTCGATGGCTGCGACGATGGTGCGCAGTGTGGCTAGGACCGCTGCCGTGGCGGCAGCTGTGATCCACGTGGTATCCCCACCCACGAGTGCGCTCACTGGCACAAGGCCAATGAACGTGACAATGAACGTAGTTAATGCTGAACGTACCCATGCAGGCATGAGTGATCCCTTCATCGATGTGATTAATTGGTCGTGCAAAATGAGGCAGGCCAGGACACAGTGAAGTGTCAAAGGGGGACCAGCCTTAACTGGCCTGCCGGTCAATGAGGCTGGTCAAGCCTTTTCTGTATCTCAATTTGTCGAACCTCAATGCGGTCCATGCGGGAAACGATCTCGGCGAGTAACTCGTCGCGGCGAATACTCGCGGCGACATTGGCCTTCAAGCGTGCATACAGTTTGCCCACGCCAGTGCCAATGCTGATCAGTCCAACAATCAGGGCGACAACGAACGTCATCGCACCAGCCACGTTGTCGCTGGTCAGCACAACGCCAGCGACCAGTGGTGAACCCGCGGCCAATGCCCCCACCACACTCATCATGATTGTCGCTTCCCCTCTATTATTCATGGTTTATGAAGCGATCCAATTAGCAGACAACGACGAGTGTGACTCACTGACGCCAGCCAGGTTCAATGCGCCACCACTGTTTTGCCAAACAAAAGCATTGATGTAATCGTTGGCGGCAAAGGTTTGAATAAAACTGATGTTTGCGCCGCTGTGTGTTGCAGCGACAGGGGCAATAGCAAAAGGCTCAATGATGTCGGTGCCTGAACCCTCAGTTGTTGTGCCGTTTAATTCTATTTTGTGGTTACGCAAACCAGTTGCGTTGTTTGCCCAGAAACAATTGAACGTGATCAGGTATGTGCCAGCGGTTGTAAATGTGATGCGAGAGTTGGCGGTCACGTTGCTGTGCATTGTGTCCGTGTCGAAGGCTTCAGCGTCCCACGTCAAGCAAGCCCAGCCCGCGTTACCAATTGACTGATTAGCGGTCTTGTAAACCTTCACGCGCGGTGGACTGATAAGGAAGTTAACAGCGTCACGCACATCATCATTCCAAAGCGAAGCAGTGATCTTGTCCCCTACTGCAACGGTTCCCTGCGATGGGACAGCCATGATTAATGCTCCTTATTAGAGTGCGAACTTGCCGGCCAGGTAAACCTCAACCGCTGCACCAGCTGTGTGTGCTCGAGCAATGCTCGGTGCCACACCACGGGTCACGGTCAAAGTTTGTGGGGACGTTGCGGATGCTGGTGCCGAGGCAACAGTGATGCGCTCACCATTAAGGTCAAGGTCCAATGGGTAAGACCCAGCAAGGACAGTCAACGGCAAACCAGTGGAGGTCACAGAAATAGATGTTGCTGAGCTGGTGATAGTTGAAGTCAATGTAAGCACACCATCACCAGCTGCAAAACGTCCATACGTGGCATCATCAAACTTGGCTTCAGATGGCACATCAGCGGCATCAAGGTCAAAGGTGAATGTGTAGCCCTGTGCGTTCAAGGACTCGGACCAGCCTTGCACATAGGTGTCAAGGTAGGTGCGCCCGAACTGTGTGCTAATCAGATTGGTTAGGCGAACCCTGTCACCAATCTTTAATGTCAGTGTGTCCGCGTATTTATCTGTGTTGCAGTTAGCCAGGTCGAGTGTTGCCTGACCGGCAGATAGGCGCTTGTTATTGGCCACGGCCACAAGGTTTGACGCAATGGAAAGCAGCTCAACAGCGGACAGGTTAGGGGCTTCGGCACTAGCGTAGGTGCCAATTGCTTCCACATTGTCCGAGTCAACGTAGGTGACTTCATCAATAGATGACGTGACCGTTGCGCCCGCCACTTCCTCAGTGATTGAGCGCGTCAAAGTGACAGACCCATTCAGGTCAGCCTCAACATCCAAAGACAACTCAACGGTAGATGACTTTAACTGTGAACCGATGCGGGCATACAGCCCACTTCCATTGTCGTACAGCACGCCACCATCACCGGAACTAAGCAACGCCAAAGCGTCTAAAGACTTTTTTCCATCCGTGGCAAGCGGTGCAATTAACTGCGGGCTACCCGCACCCTCATGCGTAATTGATACACCAGACCAGCGGGCCACAGCGTCTAACGCAGTCTTAATCGTTTGACCGTAGTAGGCGTCAACAGAAATAGCGTGCTGGTTAGGTTGTGACGCACCCCAAACAGCTGGGTAAACGCCCACGTGACTTATTTCCCCATCGTAGTATTGACCTACCACCAGTCTTGATTCTTTGGGGATTGTAGGAAACGACGTTGACGAATCGTAGGAAACCCCATCAATGTAAAGATAGGAACTTCCACCGCCCGAGGTAAAAGTTATTAGGTGCTGGTCTCCGTCCAAGAGGTCAACACTAAGGGTGCTTAGGGAATTAACGGCACCGTTGGTCACGTCAATGTTTACGCCCGTGGTGGTTGAGTATGTGATCGCAAATACGCCAAACTCAAGTAGCGTGTAGTTGCCGCCCGAGTAAGTACCAGCGACGGGCTTAACCAATAGTTCTACAGTGTAATTGGTTAAATCGTTTTGCAAAACGTTGTCAGCGTAAAGGTAAGGGTTAGAACCAAACGGACCACGCGTCCACGTTGGACAGGTCAAATCATCGTAAGGCGCACCCACCCCAGTGCTTAGCGCGAGTGAACCGTCAACGGGCGACTTTTGGTAACGCAAAGACGGGCCACCCACAACAGAATAAAAAGGTACATAGTAAGACTCGCTGGGGTGATCAAGCCTGTAGTAAACCGTGGGCTTATCGTAACGGAACTCAGTTTCAGGCATAGCCCACACCTGGCGCGTGGACAAGTGACCAAGCGCGTCAGTTGCATTGACATTGACTACGGACGCGGACGCACCATCAATCTCAGGGACCCACTGCGTGATGTAACCAGTAAACCGCGTGTACGTTGTCGCAGCCTCAGTGACCTTCCACCGCACACGCTTACCCTCAACAACGTTCGGGTAGTACGTGCTCAAAGGGTTATCTGGTGTGAACGTGCCATTCGGGTTATCGAGCGTGAACGACAACGACCCAGCACTGATCGTGTCAAGTTGTGTGGAGCGGCCCACCTTACGAGTGATCGCACCAGCACCAACATTGACTAGGCTTGTGACATCGGTCCACACACCATCGGTGAATTCAATCTCGATGGTCGTGGAGTCAGGCAGTCCCGTTGCCATTACGCCACGTTCCAGGCCGCGGGCACAGCCCCACGCTGAGCACCCTCACGCATGATCTTCCTGATCTCGCGTGCAATGTCGTCCTTCGAGCTGATGGATTGACCAGTGTTCACAATGATTGTGGTGCCACCACCGAAGCCACGGGCACCAGCACCGCTCAGTGGCACGACAGCCTCGGGGCCAGCCTCACCAATGAGGGCCAGTGTTGGGCGCGTGACAATGCCACCCATAGCCAATGCTGGGATGTTTGGAATCAATGGGATGTTAGGCAGTGGCCCATTGTTGTCGTTAAAGAACTGAATGGGCTTGTTGAACAAACCAATCAAAGTATTGAGACCATCACGCAGGAACCCAATAACCGATGTCAGGCCAGTCTTCAAGCCATCCCACAGGTTCGAGCCAATGCCCGTAATCTTAGTCTTCAAGTCAGTGATGAAACCCCACACGGTGCCCAGGGCGTTACTGATCGTGGTCTTAATCCCGTTGAATGTGCCCACGACCTTGGTCTTGAAGAAGTTGAAGCCAGCCGTCCACACACCCTTGATGACCCTGATCGCACCACTAATGATTGCCTTGTAAATACCGAGGTAGAAAGTGAACACTGTTTTCAGGGCATTGAATACAAACAGCACAGCGGTCTTGATCGCGTTGAACGCGGTCACCACAACAGCCTTGATAATGCGGAAAGCAACAGTGAACACAGTCTTGTAAATGTTGAAGTAAACAGTGAACACAGTTTTAAGCACACTGAACGCGGTCGTGATGAATGGCTTGAGGAAGTTAACCACGTTCATCACAACAGTCTTAATCGCGCGGAACGCACCATCGACAACACTGCGAAACTTCTCACTGCGCTTGTAGGCAATGACAAAAGCAGCGACCAAACCAATGACCGCCAAAATAATCAACCCAAGAGGGTTAGCACTCATCACAACATTTAACGCCGCCTGGACCGCAGCCCAAGCCTTAGTCACAGCTGCGACAATGCGCACATAGATTGCATAAATCTTCAACGCAGCAACAATGGCCAGCACACCACCAGCGATAGGAATCAGCCAGCCCTGGTACTTCACCAGCCACCCACCAAAAGTGGCGACCGCTGGAACAACCTTGTCACCAATGAACTTACCCAAGTCCTCAAAAGCCTTACCCAAAGGAATGAGCTTGTCTTTGTTCTTCTCGATGAGGGCGATAACCCTGCCGATGGCCGGAACAATGCGCTCGGTAAACCACGTCACCATTTTCTGAATAACAGGCAACAGGTTCTTACCAATGGCGATCTGCAATCCCTTGATCGCTTCACCCATTTTACGCTTATTGAGCGTTGCCTCTTTAACAGCCTTGAGGTCTTTCGTGCTGAGCGTTGTGCCGAGTTTGTCCGACTCCTGCATCAAAGCCTTTACGCCGGCCGCACCCTTGTTGAGGAATGGCATCATCGCCATGCCGTTACGCCCGAACAGTTTTAATGCTAACGCAGTTTTTTCTGGTCCGTCTTTCATGTCCATGAACTGTTCAGCAACCTGCGGCAATAGTTTACCCATGTTTTGCAGTTCGCCCTTGGGCCCGCGAATGTTTACGCCCAAAGTTGCAAACGCCGCAGCGTTACCCTTCAGTGTTCCGTTAAACGGTTTACCACTAGCGAGGGCGGCAGCCTGCTTAGATTCAAACGTAGTTAACGCCTCGCCGGCGTTAGTTGAGTTCTTAGAAAAGATACCCAACGCTCGCGTAGCCATATCTGTATCAATGCCAGTCATTGCGAAAGCGTGGCCCAAACGGGACGCGTCCTCAGTCGTGCCACCCATGTAACGTTGCAACTTTATTGTTGCCTTACCAGTGTCCTCAAACGCCTTGACTGAATCACCAGCGAACTTTGTTACGGCGCCGACCGACAAAGCGGCACCGAGCGCAGCACCCATCGCGCCAGCCTTCTTACCAAGGCCACCCATTGAGCCACCGATTTTGCCCAAAGTCCCAGAAGCCTTATCGACCGCCAAGATTTTCAGCATCAGGTTAGACGTTGCCACTGATCATCCTTCCTGACTTTTGCGCCACGAATCGGCGAACGACTTGTATGCCTCAAACTGGCCAACCGTTAAACGGTCCACATCCCAAGGATGCAAACCAAACAAGTGGCCGAACAATGGTTCGTACTGTGCCCTCAGTCGGTCGTATCCGATGAGGGCACCGTGGGGTTTGCTTCGTCCACTTCGTCCTCATCGATCTCAACCGAACCAATCTCAAAGTCAACCTCACTGAAACGCAGCTCAGGGTTCGTGCGCTTTTGCACAATCCACACCAAAGCCGCCAAGGCCTCCATTGAGCCGGCTTGCAGGCGTTCACTCCATTCCTGGAATGTGCACCCGCAAACCTTCTCAATGGAGCGAGCCTCAGAGAGCATCAACTTTTCAGAATCGAACTCATACTTCACACCAGCGATGGTGATGTTCATTTGGTCCCAGCCTTCTAGTTACAATGCAGCGTCAGTGTTGACGGTGCGGATTTGGAACGGCGCATTCGTGCCGTCATACAGGGCAGTAAAAGTGACCTTTTGTGCAAGCACATCTGGGCCTTCAGCGTTGACTTCAGCCTTCGTGATCTTCGCCGCGGGGATGATGACCTCAAGGGTAGGATTGTTGCTACCAGTTAGTGACGTGGCAGTTGCATAGGTCAACTTAAGAGCAGTTGTAGTGTTAGCCACGTAAAGGTCATACAGCGTGGCCTGGCTAATGAAGTCAACTTCAAGCTCAACTTCATAGGTGCGCAAACCGTTGACCAGTTGCTCGGCCTTAATGCCCGAGGCGTTGGCGTAGTAACGTTCAGTGGCCAATGGGTTCTCACCCTTGATCGTGGCTGACGTCACACCAGCAAGCGCGGTTGAACCACTGATGCTGACAACACTGCCGGTCGTTGATGCAGTACCACCGATGGCAACGGTCAACTGTGCACCAGTGAACTGCTCCTGCGTCGTGGAATACGAGGCAGTGGCAAGGGCAGTGGCAGTGGTTTGAGTCCAGCCATCAATATCAAACTTGACGGTAACTGGATCGATGACGTTGCCACCGAACTCGAAACCAGTGATCTTGACACCATTCCAGGTGAACGGCTTAACGGTGCCCGTAGTGTCAGGCCGGCCAACCTGCAAGGTCAACGATGAGCCAGCAGACTT